ACGTCGGGGAACGCGCCTATGTCACTGGGGGTCTCATTACAAATACTGGGGGTCTGGGACGAAAGACGTACAGTCTATCGAATAGTATGCCTGCGAGTGTATCTCCCACAACAAACATTCACTTTACTTCTAATATATTCCATGCAAAAATTACAGCCACCCTTGTTGATAGAAATGAGCATGTGAGTACAATATTACTCGATGTAAATGGTGGTTCTCAGGCAGGGAGTATCAACTCGGGTAGTAATGTAATTTCAGTGGGTAGTCAAAATATTTTTGGTACAACCGACAATGCTACACCATGGGCGTCAAATGTAACCACTACAGCTAATACTGTTGCGCTATACACTTCAGGAGCTATGACGGTTTCTGGTAATGTCCATGTTTTTGTTGAATATATGTCCCCAACTTCAGGAGGTGGAGTACATGCAATTGCCCATAATGGTGACGCACTAGCTACATTCGGCTACTAATCATTTTCTAACATTTTTCAAACATCATTTTTTTTAGGAGCGTCCCAGACTGCTAAAAAAAATTGTGGAGTTATACTAATAAGTTGCACCATGACCAATAATACAACATTTCCGGGAACTCTTACATGTCCCACATCCAGCGTGAGCAACGCTATGACGATGGGTACGACAAAGACATACGTCGTTACAATGACGAATGCCAGTGGTGCTAATAAATTCTATATCGACGGGTACCTCCAAGCATCATTGGTACTACACCAAGGCCAAACCTATATATTCGATCTATCAAGTTCGACTCTCGATGGTCACCCATTTGAATTCTCTACTACAAGTAATGGTTCACACGCTGGTGGTTCTACATACTCCCCAGCCCTACCCACCAGTATAAAAACTACTGGTACGTACGCGAGTAGTCAGAAACGAACATTTGTTGTCGGCACAAACACTCCTATACTTTACTATTACTGTACATCACACAGCGGTATGGGTGGTTATGTGGGCATCTCATCAAAGGCTGAACTCATCGTATCAGGGGGGGCTGAATTCTTAGGAACAGGTACTATAAAACTTCCGAGTGGGACTACATCGCAGAGACCTGTCACCGGAGTTACTGGTATGATCCGTTATAACACTTCAACTGGGTTTATAGAAACGTACACTGAGGAGGGATGGGGGAGTATCGCCCCACCACCTGTGGTCACAGGTGTTTCTCCTGTGAGTGTTTTGGGTGGAGATACGGCGACACAGGTATTCACCGTCACAGGAACAGGTTTTGACACGGGTTTATCTATAAAACTCGTAGGTGCTAACGATACCGAATATGTTGTTTTCAATACGACAAGAGTGAGTGGGCAGAGTGCCACATTCAAAATGGGTGCGAGTGGGGCGACTGGTGGCTATGATTTAGCGCAAAGACCTTTTAAAGTTAAAGTCATAGGTGGTGACACTGCCTCAGCGGTGACTTCGACTAGTGTAGCTTCGATTGCTCTGACAGTACCCACAATCACAAATATCTCACCAAATACTTTTGCATCCAGTGCCGTTGGTTCACAGTCCATTACCGTTACTGGTACAAATTTCGATTCTTCAATGACAAGTGGAAATAAAATACAAGTACTTGGTGCGGATGGAAGCACACTTTACAATGTGGACTCTGCAGCGGTTGCGAGCTCGACAAGCATTACTTTTAAACTTGCGGCATCGGGTGGGTCACTCAGTACTGGACAACTTGACAATAGACCCTATAAAGTTAGAGTCACAGATTCTATTGGTATCGCAGTGACCAGTACTCAAACAATTGGTTTTAATGGTATCGCATGGAGTTCACCAGCGTCTGGGGCCACTCTAAGTTACTCCACCTCGGAGAGCATCAGTACCAATCTTGTCGCTACAGATGATCTAGGTGGGACTGATGTAACATTCAGTATCACAAGTGGGAGTGTGGGTGGTCTCAGTTTAGGTTCTGCAACCGCTTCTCCGGCGACTTTTAGTGGCACCGGGTCCTCAGATGGAACCACGAACGTAACATTTAGGGTTACGGATAATGAGTCCGGAACGACCGCAGATAGAACATTCAGTGTCGAGGTGACTTCAGCACTCTTCGCTTTTAGCTCTCATACGTTTACCCACTGTGGGTACACGGGCAGTGACATAACCACCATCAAGACCAACATGCGGAACGCGCGTTATAGGTTAGGTCCTACATTCGCTGAAATGAAAACCGCATATGCTTCAGAGGCATGGGAACTAGATACAGCCCTCTTTAATTCAAATGTAAGGGGGCACCAACGTTGGACGATTCCCAAAGACGGAACGTATCGAATTCAGGCATACGGTGCAATGGGGGGTCAGAACCCCGACCTCCCCTACTTCCGAAACTACGGAAACGCAGGTGCCGCAAAAGGTACGCAGGATTCCCTTCCCCTCGACAGCAGTGGTGCTGTCGCTGGTAAAGGTGGTATAGTTCAGGCAGACTACACCTTTGAAAAGGGTCAAAAACTATTAATACTTGTAGGAGAACAAGGTGGTCAATTCAATGGTGGTTACCATAGCAGTCAACAAAGTTCGACCTCGCCATACAACTACTCCCATAACACTGCAGGTGGTGGTGGTGGTGCTACTTGGGTTCTCGATGGAGGATCCCAAGCCCAAGGCAATAAGGACGCCACCGGCACCCTCAGTGATTTATACATGGTTGCAGGTGGTGGTGGTGCTGATGCCACCGGCTCGAGTAACGTGCAACACGCAGGTGGTGGGAACGCCCCAAATTCCCAAGGTAGCGCCCCTAGTACGAAGGCAAGTGGTGGTTACTTCAATGCTGCTGGTGGTGCTGGATATCAATATGAAGGTCGGACCTATAATTACGACAGCCGAAATTTCGGTGGTCATGGTGGGTATACACCTGCCCAAGGAGGGATGGGTGGCGCTCACCATGAGGGGAACGCCGGAGATGAGGATGGGTTCTCATATGAATACCAGGAGGGTGGATTTGGTGGTGGTGGTTCTTTTAGTAACTCACATGGTGGTGGTGGTGGTGGATATACTGGTGGTCAAGCGACGGGTTACACGGGCAATAGCCAGTACAACACGGGACCACAGTCTCAGGGTGGTACATCATACGTATCGAGCAATACGAACAGAGTTTTCCAAGGTAATAGCAATCTTACCAATGGTCAAGTTATAATAACCTTGCTATAAGTTATTTCATAACAAAATGTGCATAAATATTAGCCGAAATAATTACTCTACCAGATTCTAAAACGGGATTAACCTGATGATAAAGATTTGTAGGAAAAACTAATACACTACCTTCACTTATATCTTTTTTTTCGGATGTTTTAAATCTTGTTTCTATATTACTATATGCACTTACATGATGTGAAGTTGTTTGAATAAATTCAGTCTGATTACTCACGTTTGTATCATTTACTATATAGACTATCGAAAATGCTAATTTAAATGGTTTATTATTAACGTATATGATATTCTGTTCACCACTTTCATGATTATGACAAGTTACTACAGAATTCTCATCATATTTTGAACACCATATATTGTCGATAATGTACGAATCTATATTTATTTTAATTGACGTATCATTTGAATTCAATTCATGTACAGCTTCAGTAAGTGTATCCATTATGACAGAATTTACTAAGTCGTTATTTTTTGAAAAAAAATCGTACATCACTGTATTATTAAACGAACTTTTACCCTTAAATACCGCCTCATAACTTTCAAGAATTTGTGGGTTGTCTTCTATAAAATTTAAAATTTTCCTTTTTATATTTTCATGATTTGGTACTTTTCTCCAGAAAACAAAATTAGATGGAAAATAGAATATACCCATTTACTTATTTATATTCAATTGACCACTTTAAGTAAAAAATTCTTATGGTACAGTATATGCTTGCTCAAGTTATGGAAGTAATGTGCTCGGGTATCCCATATACATCATCCGATGGTACATGGGAGAATGTGGTTATGGCAGACGTAGGGCCGAATGGCCCGTGCGAGTTTCCAAAACCTCCCGATGAAATGTACGAACTTGTACTCTATCAAATACAAAACGTTGAGGCTCTCAAGAAAATGCGCGAGGAGAGGGACGCTCTCCTCGCGCAGAGTGACAAGTATGTTACTATTGATTACCCCCATATTCTTGAAGTTGATAAACAGAATTGGAGTGAATATCGCCGGAACCTCAGGGACATCCCCCTTTCAGCCCGACCCACCCTAGATGCGGATGGAAACCTCATTGATATTGAGTGGCCCGTTACCCCAATTGAAGCCAAGGCGAAGACCGAGGCTTTGTAAAATCATCCGATCCCAGAGCTCGGTGTCCAAGTGCTTCCAACACTTAAAAATAAAGTCTCACTATATTATAAAATGTCTGGTGGTATTGCCCAACTTGTTGCTGTCGGTGCCCAGGATGTGCACCTTGTCGGTCAGCCCGAAGTAAGCTTTTTCAGGTCTACCTACAA